TTTGATCCTTTCGAGTGATCAGGGTTAGTTGACCTGTCTTATCAATGCCGGTAGGTCAGATCCGACAGACGCTCCGAAGAGCGTTTCGACTTCTACTCCGAGTATTTGCGTAGTTTGTCCTGAGCGTCTCGTAGTTTGGCTGATGTCTCTGGTGTATCGTATTTCAGAGCTTGCACCCATCTCCATGCACAGTCCAAAATGTCGTCCATCTGGGAATGACTGACGTAGGTTGACATCCAGCCGAGGCACCGTTTGGCGAACATCTGAACGCACTCCCTCACCACTGTGTCAGTCATCCCCTCGTTCTGGTTTTCCTTAATCGCACTGATGATTTGATAGTCAGCTAGAAAATGGCAGATGTGCAGTTGCCACATGTGGTAGCGGACATTGCCGTGCTTGATACGCATGGCGAGAGTTTCCCGCAGGTCGTCGGCCAGTTTCTCCAGCACAGCGTTGCCCTTGTCGCTGTAACAACACCACGCGCCGTATGTCTGGTATTTAGGGTGAGTTGTTGGCAACCGCTCTAAAGCGTGTCGGGCTTCACGGATTTTCTGGTCGGCTAGTTCATTGGTAATCATGTGTTGATCCTTTCGAAGATCTGGTTAGTTGCTCTGTCTCATCAGCATCAGGTGAGCAGTCCTGATGGACGGGCTGAAGCCCGTTTCGACTACTACTCGTCGAAGTATGGAACCCCGTGTTCCTCTTCGTATTCCTTCGCCACCCGTGCCTCAAATCGCTTTTGGATTCCTTCCGCCAACTCGACGATTTGTTCAATCGCTTCGAAGTCGTCTACGTTGCCGTGGACGTTTATCATTGACTGGATGTTTCGGAGTTCGTCGTTGAACATTTTGATGTCGTATAACATGGTTTTGATCCTTTCGAGTGAATCGGTTATTTGACCTGTCTCATCAGTGCCAGTAGGTCAGATCTGGCAGACGGGCTGAAGCCCGTTTCGACTTAGGGGCGTTTGAAGCATTGAAAATCGTCGTAAAGATCTAAGTCACACAGAAACGCCTCTCGGCTTCTCTCATACAAACCGACTAACATGGCTTCGGCGTATTTCTGTAACTGTTCTGGTGTCATTTCAGCAATTACGTGTTCTGCCAGTTTGCGTTCAATGCTGCGTGCTGCTCTAGGTCTGGTAGTCATTGTGTTTGATCCTTTCGAGATCGGGGTTGTTTGACCTGTCTCATCAGTGCCAGTAGGTCAGATCTGGCAGACCGCCGATTGGCGGTTTCGACTTATTTGAATTGGGGAATATTGCCGTTGATTACTGGGGCTAGTAACTCGTCATCCATCGTCTCCCGACCTTCACAGATTTCGATAGCAACTTCGACCTGCCTGACTGAGTGTTCGTCCCATTGTTCCGGCCAGATTCCGTAGACAATGTTTTCGGGGTTCCATTCGTTCTCTGGATCAAGGATGAACATTAACTCGTGTTGCAGGACTCGCAGCAGATCAAGAGCGTTTTCTAGTGTGTGATCCTGTCTTTCAAATGCGGTCTCCTGAAGTGAGTTGGTCAGCTTGGTTAGGCGGTAGTTAACTTGGTCGAGGTTTCGTTTGATGTTTGTCATGTGTTTGATCCTTTCGAAGATCTGGTTTGAAAATGGTTGATATCCACTTGGATATTTAACATGGTAGTATAATTCGGTCAGGAGTCAAACCCTATTTGATATCTTTTTGGATATTTTATCCAAATAAATCATTGAGGCTATTTTTAGCGTGCGAAGGCAACAGATTATTTCTTGGCCTGCGTACAATGTTGAGACGAGGGCAGAGGGACACTAGTCGTGCCGGCTCTGCCTCTCGTGCGTTGATTCGCTTCGATGGACTTGAGCAGTCTCAGCAGCACTGGATCGATCCGGTGGCATGGGAACGCTCAGCAGCACTGCTATGATAGATTAAATCGCAGTGTCGGGGTTTCTGGCTTCCTGTATATATGAACCATATCCCCCACCCCATCCTAGGAGTCCCTACTATATAGCCCCTGTTTCCCGCGCAACGAAAAATGAAAGTCCAAAACCTCAAGGTCGTCCACAACGCTGTCAGCGTGATCGAGAATAACCTTGCTGGCTACCGCACGGAAAACTACCAGGGGGCACATCAAGCCGCACAGATGGCCTTCAGGGAGGTTGTACAGGCTTTGCTGAAACACGGGTGGATACCGCACGATGACGCAGAGGTTTTGATACAGGAACAGGACGCAAAATGGCTGAAACAGTGGAACTACACGCTGCCTGGAGATGGGACTGTCCAGAATGCGGACGAGAACAATGGGTACGAGGAATACACCTAGAAAGTGAACATTTAACACAGGATCAGCAGGACCGCCTGGAAGAAGCCGAATGGTGGGTGTTGTACCCCGAAATGGTGCAGTGCGGGGACTGTAAAAGCCCTTACTACGTTAAACAAGGAATGGACGATGCCGAAAGTTGGGAAGAAGAAATTTAGTTACACCAAGAAGGGCAAGTCTGCCGCAAGAAAACACGCCAAGAAGACTGGCAAGAAGATGCGACGAGGCTATTAAGTTTTACGACATCATGTGTCTAGCCACAGTGCTGACCGTGATGTTACCCACGCTGGGGACAATTGTCTTGTTCCTGGCATTGGTGTTACCACCGAAAGTTGTTCATGGCTCAATACGCTAGACCAGATGCAGATGACACAGACGGCAACTGGACGGACAAGTCTGGTGGTTCGACGCTGTATACGAGCATTGACGAGACAAGTTCCGATGATGCGACAACCTACATCAAGGTCACGGATAACGGCAGTAATGAAGCCTGTATTGTCAGACTGAGTGATGTGTCTGCTCCAGGATCGTCTGGAACATACATCAAATACACCGCATTGACCTCAGACAACGCATACACTGGCGATCCACCTGATCTGAAGATTGAACTGCTTCAGGGAAGCTCAGTAAAGGCAACAACGACGAATTCAAGCGTGAGCACCGGCAGCTGGACTGCTTATTCGTACACGATTTCAGATGTGTCTGGCATAAGCGACTGGACTGATCTGAAGTTTCGCATTACCTCTATCGCCGGAAGCGGTGGTGGAATGGGTGCTGGTGACGAGATGAAGGTCTCACAGGTGTACTTAGAGACACAAGACGCTGGTGGTGGAGGTTCAACTCCAATTGCCGCAATCGCAATGAACACATACAGACAGTTGAGTAATTAATGTTCCTAAAGCAATCCACAGCATACACGTTCAGATTCGGGCCGTTCTTGGATGATGGTGATGGCAAGACTGCGGAAACTGGTCTGACCATTGAAGACTCTCACGTCAGGGTGAGTAAGGCTGGTGCGAACTTCATTGACAAGGCAGAAACTAGCAACTCAGCACACGACGAAGCTGGTTTCTACGTAGTAGTGCTGAACGCTACAGACACAAACACAGTAGGTGAGTTGCAGATTGCCTGCCACATTTCAGGAGCATTGCCGGTATTCAAGACCTTCTACGTAGTAGAGGAAGCGATTTACGATGCGATGTTTGCAGCTAGTGCGGACTTGATTACCAAGGTGGACGCTATCGACACAGTGGTTGATGCGATCCTTGTTGACACTGGCACTACGCTCGACGGGAAGATTAACACCATTGACGGAATTGTAGATGCCATCTTGGTGGACACCAACGAGTTGCAGGGTGATTGGGCAAACGGTGGTCGTTTAGACCTGCTGTTAGATGCGACTCTGGCAGACACGAATGAACTGCAAGGAGACTGGGCCAACGGTGGACGGCTAGATTTAATTATCGACGCAATCCTAGTGGACACTGCTGAAATTGGCTCAGCAGGTGCAGGACTAACAGCAGTTCCATGGAACGCTTCATGGGATGCAGAGGTGCAGAGCGAATGCACAGACGCTCTTAACGCTTACGATCCACCGACCAAGGCTGAGATGGATGCAACGTGGACAACGGCTCAGACAGAGAGTTACGCCTCTGACGGAGCAGCTGCTACACCAGCACAACTGCTGTACATGATTTACTGCTGCGTTGGTGAGTTCGCCATCAGTAGCACCACGATCACAGGCAAGAAGGTAGACGGTAGCACAACGGCCATGACATGGACGATTAACGACGCAAGTAATCCAACTAGCAGAACTCGTGCGAGCTAATGGCAGTCAAAGACTTAATCGGTCCAGCGTTTGTCGGAACCAACACCGTCAAATACATCGTGACCAGAGGCATGACAACAACTCAAAGCGTTGTTCCAATCATCGCTCAGTCAAACACATTAATCGGCGACATCGCCACAGAAGACCGCTACCGCAAAGGCTTAGCCCTGACAGGACTGACCTTTGTGTTGGTCAACAAGAGCACAGGAGCTGCGATCACCAGCGGCTCAGTGACAACCAAGATAACTAAAGACGGTGGAACTCAAGGGACAACCACCAACAGTGCAGCACACGAAGGCAATGGCCAATGGTCAATCAACCTAACAGCAGCGGAAATGGATGCAGACATTGTCGGACTGGCGATGACGCACACGAGTGCACTGAACCTATACGTGACCCTCAAAACAAGCTTGTAGCCAATGTTTGTTCTGAGTGTAACAGACACGTCGAAGAAGAACTCACGAGAGTCAAAGAACCAACCTGGCAAGGCTGGATGTGTGACGGATGCTTCGACAAATACCTCAACAACGAAATGACGGATGGCTAAAGGCATAACGACACGAACGATCTTCAAGAACCGTATGAAGCGGGAGGGTCGTGGGTCGGAATGGAAGAGGCGTTACACAGATGCCAAGAAAGAAATGGAGTGGAAGGACGCATCGGACAAGGTAATGGCTGACATGGGGTTTGTGTCAGCTGTAGTGGAGCGGGAGATCCACGAGAAATTCCTGAAGTTCGGTATGAGAGGTATACCAAAACAACTGGAGAAGATTGAACAGGAGAAGTCGCAAGATGAGTTGATCGGGATCTTAGGTGATTACGACATCAACGACAGTGAGTTACCTGCTGACATTGCCTTTGTGTTTCACAACTTACATAAGGCTGTCGGTGAAATGACGGACTGGAAGATCAAGCCAAAAGACGCACCTACACCTGGAGCTTGGAACATGTTGATTTGGGCTAGTACCAATCAAACAAAGTTCATGGACAAGGTTCTTGGTGAACAACTGAAATCAGGACGAACGACAGACGACCAAGGTATGAGAGACACGGGAGAAAGCATCGAACAAATCGAAGCAATTCTTTCCGAACTTATATAGGTGTCTCAATGAAACGTAACCGACTGTTCTACATCACAGGAACGCTTTTCCACATAGCCGCAACTTTATATTTCCTGGTGCTAATTTGGAAATCGTATGTGTGGTGGCAGTGGTTACACAGACTACAGGACACCTTAAACGCACAGCCTAATGGATTGTTGATTTGAGTTTATACGGTACTGTCCCCAAGGGACTTAAAGAGAATCTGGAGTTCAGACGTGACCTGCTTCAATGGGCAGACACAATCGAACGACAGCGAACTCTTTGGACAGCCTGTAAGCACGATGTCCTGTTCTTCATCAACACATTCTGCTGGCTCTACGAGCCACGGGGAAGCCGGTTGGTAGGAACAACGAGCAATGTGATTCCGTTTAGAACCTACAAGTTCCAAGACAGAGCATTCCTTGAAATGGACGAAGTGTTAGGTCAACACGATATCGGTGTTGAAAAGTCGAGAGACTTAGGAGCGACATGGATGTTCCTGACTCTCTTCTTTCATCACTGGATGTTTCACGACTTCAGTAGCTTCGGGATTATGTCCCGTACAGCTGACCTTGTGGATAAGCCAGGGAAGAAAGACACATTGATGTGGAAGCTGGACTTCCTGCTCAATGGCGATGGTGGACGTGGTGGATTACCTGCTTGGATGAAACCGAGTAAGACCTACCGCTCCATGATGCTGATGGAGAACCGAGACAACGGCTCGACGTTTGAAGGGGCATCAACAACGGAAGATGCCTTCCGTGGTGGACGTAAGAAATCCATTGCTATCGACGAATATGCAGCGTTTCCAAACGGTGACGACTACAAAGCGTTGGCAGCGACACAACACGCAACAGACTGTCGTGTGTTTGTGTCTACTCCGAAAGGGGCAAGTGGTGCTTACTACGATGTCATGCACACGCCATCGAACATCAGGAAGATCATCCTCAACTGGACAGAGCATCCTGATCGTGGCGTTGGGATGTACACCAGCAAAGATGGTGTGCTTGAAATCCTCGACAAGGATTACAAGTTTCCAGAGGGCTACAAGTTTGTGCTGGATGAAAAGGTTCGAGCACCGTATTACGACCAGGAGTGTCAACGACCAGGAGCTACACCACAGTCAATCGCACAGGAACTAGACCGTGACTACGGCGGTTCTGAGTATCAGATCTTCGGCAAGGATTTGTACGAACAAGGTAAATCAGGACTGCTTCGCCCTTATGAGCAAGGAATCCTGTTTTATGACGAAGAAGACCTTACTCCCGAGTTTAATGCGACTACGGACGGTCCGTTTAAGGTTTGGTGTCACCGTGATAGTAGCGGTGTACCTGTAAGGAGTGGACAGTACGTGATTGGTTGTGACATCTCTGCCGGACTAGGTGGAGATTACACAAGTAACTCTGTGATGGTTGTGTCGGACACAGTGACCGGACAACAAGTCGCTGAGTTTGCTACGAACACACTCAGGCCAGTGGCGTTTGCCGACATGTCGATTGCGGCATGTAAATGGTTTAACAACGCTTACCTAATTTGGGAAATGAATGGACCGCCGGGAGCTGCTTACACGAAACAGATCCTTGAGCGTAACTATCCAAACATTTACTACCGAGAAATCGAAAACAAGAGTTACCGCAAGAAGACCAGAAATCCAGGCTGGTTCAGTACAGACAAGAACAAGCTTTCTGTACTGAGTCAGATGTCGGCAGCAATTCAGAACGGTGAATACTGTATCCGCAGTGAGAAGCTCCTGAACGAATGTCGGCAGTATGTATACAAGCAGGGGAAAGTTGTACACAGTCGTTCCATTAAAACACAGGACGACTCAGCCAAAGGTCAGGCACATGGTGACCGAGTGATAGCAGCAGCTCTCGCATGGCACGCAACGAAAGACAGGCCAGCACGTAAACCAGTTGAACGTGAAACCTTTGAAGAAGATTTGCCCTACGGCTGCATGGCTTGGCGAATTCATCAAATGGAAGATCGCTTGGCGTTACAGAACAACGATGGTTGGTAATGAACCCGAATAAAGAACTAGATCGATCCAGACTACTGAAAGCAATTCAGCACTCCACAAAGGCACTACGTCCTTTCCGTGAAGTGCGGAAGGCTTTGGTACGTGACTTCGTTGGTTCGCATTATGGTGCAACCGACGAGATCAATCGTCGTGAAATCATCATGAACCTGATGTATCAGACGGCTGAAACGTACACCATGAGCCTGGCTGCTAACAGGCCGAGATGTCTGATTACTGCACGACACCCAGACATCGAATGGTTTGCCCACACCTTCCAGCTAAGCCTGAACAATCTCATTAAAGAGATACGACTTGAGAACATCTTGCGTAAGGCGGTGATGGACTCTTTCTTTGCTATCGGCATTGTAAAGGTCTACACCGCTGACGCAGGACTCGTGCAGTTGGAAGGTGAAGACGAATGGGTTGATCCAGGCAAACCGTTTGCTGAAAACATTTCGCTTGATGACTTTGTGTATGACACTACGGCCAGCGAGTGGAGGAAGTCTTCGTTCTGTTTGAACAAGTACCGCATCAGTCGTGAGAAGGTCATGAACGATGCGGCATACGACAAAAAGATCGTAGAGGAGCTAAAGCCAGCGACACAGTATCCGAACTATTCCAGTGACTCAGGTGAAGTTCCGGTGCGTGAAATGTTGCGTAGCGAAACAACTGAAGCTGGCATTGATCCCATGCTCGACCTGATGGACATCTGGCTTCCAAAAGACAATTTGATTGTCACGATGCCGGTTGGTAAGGACACAAAGCCAATACGCATTGTTGAATGGGAAGGACCTGAGAACGGACCGTTTCACACGCTGAGTCTGACGTGTGAAGTGCCTGACAACATCATG